AACAAAGGGACACAAAGGAATGTGGTGTGTACGAAGGTACGTTTGACATTACCTTTGCTGATGATATAAAGTCTGATGTTACAACTTATCCAAGCGGTCTGCAACGTATGCCAATAAGAGAGAAATTAATGATTAATATAGACTAATATGGAAAAAATTAGAGATTACGAATTGGATAAGGATGAGCAGATGATTGGTGGTGAACCAAATGGTACACCAACCTATTTCCATGTCAATGAATCATTAATAAATGAAATCATAAAGGATGAAATAGAGTCTATGATATTAGAAATGAAAAATGACTAAAACACTCTACCTATAACTGATTATATTAAATAATTTATAAAAAATGGTAATAACAAATGAATTAAGGGATTTGTTTAAGATAGTAAGGACAAAATTAGGTGCACCAATCAGACAAGTACAATTGACTGATGACCAATTATGTGACTTGTTGGAAATATGTGTTGGAGATTATGCTGAAAAGGTTCAAAACTGGATAATTGAGCAGAATTGGCTCAATCTTTACGGTAAGAATTCATTCTTGCAGAATCCCCAAGACCTTGCATTCGCATTGACCACAAGAACAATGGATTTTTCAAGGGATTTCAGCTATTGGTTCTCTCGTGAAGTTGGGCTGCAACAGAGAGGTTCTTATGAGCTTAAAAAGGATTTCTTTAGGGTTGAAAGAGGAAAACAATGTTATTTAATACCCGCTGGACGTGAAATAAATCGAGTAATGTATGTTACCCCATCCACTACAAAAGCAGCTTTGTATGGTAATTTAGGCACTCTAGATACTGGTATTGGTGGAGGCTTTGGCCAATATGGTAATATGGGTAATGGAATGGGTATTACTGGCTTCTATGTTGGTTCTGCTTATGACACAGTATTGCTTGCATCGGACTTGAAGTTCAAGAATTCGTTGTTGAGAGGTGATTTGTGTTATAAAGTAACTGCTGGTCCAGATGGTACTCATATAATTCACTTGCTATCAACTCCAGGTTCACCAAATATGATGGGTGGAATTGCCTCTGATGATTCTTGGGGTTGGAACAAATTTGCCAACTGTATTGTTTGGTATACATATTACGATACATCTCAAGGCAATGGGGATTCTTTGACTTGTGCATTGGAAAACAAGGATGATATACTTATTACACCAGACCAAATACCTTTGAACAAGATGAGGTTTGAGTTGATGAACGAACCAACGCAAAACACGATACGTCAGCTATTGGTTGCTGAAGCAATGATTACTCTTGGTATAATACGAGGTACAAATAGTGGTGTTATTAAGATACCAGATGCAGAACTTCAACTTGACTACAATATGTTGCTTGATTTGGGTAAAGCAGAAAAGGAGAGGGTATATACTGACTTGAAGGAAAGACTTGAAAGAATGCTTCCTTGGAATATGATTAAGAATATGAACGATATGACAAATCAGACAATAGAAATATTGAAGGCAAAACCGTTAGGATTATATGTAATATAAAAAAAGAGTCGGTGAGTAATTTCATCGACTCTTTTTTGTATGCTTTTCTATCATACTTCTTTTTGCTCTTGTGAACAACAGACGGTCTCAAGCTGAGCAATTTCCCATATTGTTCAATTTCAGCTTTACGTCTTGCATCTTCTTCAAAATTGAAATTTTTTGTCTTGCGTTTCATATATTTAATATTTTTTAGATTTTGCAAAATCTATGCATTTTTAAGCAAACACGCAAATTTATAATTATAAAAAATGTTAAAAATTACATAAAAAATTTCAAATCCTCAATCATTAATGGGTTTGTGACAATTTCCACGCTACCATCAGCATAATAAACTCTGAAAATACAGTTATTGAAAGGTTCTAATCTATCAAATATTTTCTCTTTCGTGAAGAATTTTGCATCATAAGTAAATTCACACTTGTTAATGAACATCATATCAAACAAAGACAAATCCTCGTTTGATGACAAGAATTTTTCCTTGAAGTTTTCATCAGTATTTATCTTGTTTATTGTTTGTACTCTATTCAGCATTGATGTAACAAATCCGTTTTCCATAAACGTTTCCCACTTGAATTTCAGTCGTTCAAGATTGTTGTCGTTTATGATGATATTGTCGAAACTCTGCCATCTTAATGTGGTTTCTGATTCGTGATTTGATATATCAGATAAATATGGTCTTACAACGAAAAACATTATGCCGTTATTAGCTTCTATCATATATTTCTCGTTTTCGAATCTGACATCATCAAACACATAATTCTTTTTGGGGTCTATTCTTTCAAGCAATTTGTTAACGTGCCAATCACAGTTATAGTTTCTGATAATATCAGTCCCTATAAACTGCATTATCTCTCTTGTATTGTGAAATGTTTTATTGTTAAGTTTATCACTTATTATTTCTATCGGTATTTCGGTTCTTTTAGAAATTAGTTGCTGTTTCTGTTCGTCAAATTTAACTTCAAAATCAGACCGTTTCATATTGTTGACTTCATCAACAGTTGTCTCAAATAATTCGGCTATCAATTCCTTTAATGGCATTGCGAAATACATACGTTCGTAACCAAATCTTTCACATATGTGTGCCAATTCTGTCTTTCCATTCCTAATTCTACCAGAAAATCCGATAATCATTTCTTATCAACATTTTGCACATTTAGTTTGTCTATAAGTTCGTTGAACTTATCTTTTGTCATATATCCAACTTCCTTGTGAAGGATATTATCATTTTCATCCAAGAAAAATACTGTTGGAATGCTTCTTACATTATTGTGTTCAATGAAATCAAAATCCTCTCCACGAGCATTATCAACATTAATTTCCTTGAAATCTATTGTATCATTATGTTCATTTTCAACCTCTAAAAAAATTGGTTCCAAAGCCTTACACGGAGCACACCATCCAGCTCCACACTTAATAATCTTTTTAATCATAATTTAATTCATTTTGTTCTTTTCTTTATTTTATTTAAAACTGAATTCATAGATAATACTTTTTCAGTTTTATTTTGTGCTATATTTGAAATTGTAATTGGTTTCTTTCTGTTTTTTTCAATAAAACTTTTAATTGTATCTATATCAGTAGCTGATTCTGAAAATTTAATTTTTTTCTTTAGACTTTCATATTCAGATACAGACATAATGATGGAATATTTAAGATAATCATCATCATCAATTATTGACAAATTGTGTTTTGCCCTAGTAATTGCAACATATTTCAAGTTCCTTTCTTGTTCCTTCTCCCAATCCTTTTCCATTCGCTTTAGGTTAATGTCAAACAAAGACCAACACAAAATATGTACATTATTGCATTCAAGACCCTTTGCCTTATGAATGGTAGATAATGAAATTCCATCCTTTTCATCATTGTTAAATATCTTGTCAATCCTTTCAAGCAATTCCGTTCTAGTTTTTAATCCTTCAGACAATATGATTATTGTATTAATGTTGTCTATTAGACTTCTACAAGTTGAGTTGTTAAGAGCAGTATATATATCACACATTTCCCTATTACATACAAATTCTACTGTCTTGAAAAATTGTCGATATAGCTGTGATATTATACCATCATTTGTCAAAGACTGCCCTATGTTATCTGCACTTGTGCCTTCAATAAGTTCAACAATATCCTCATAGCATCCTTTGCCATTCATATGGCATTTCTTACCCATAGCTATTAGGTTCAAATAAAGTCTAACCAAAGGAGCGTTGTTTCTGCACAGTACCATATCACCATCTTGAATGTTTTCAATCTTGCCGTTAAAATTTATGTTGCCACATACACCGAAACAGTTTCTCTCAATACCAAATACAATTTGGGCAGCAAAGTCAACAATTGAGTCATCACATCTGTAGCAAATTGGAAGTGGCATTGATATTGTGTTTGGTGTTTTTGACAAATTATCAAACGATTGTGAATCAGCACCAGAAAATGCATATATTGATTGAAATTTATCTCCACAAAATATATATCTTGTACTTATCTTTCTACATTTAAGTACAATTTGCTGTTGTGCTATTGACAAGTCTTGCGCTTCATCAACAAATATATAGTCATAACTTGGGAATCTATACGGCAGTACATTTGGCAACCAAACCATATCAGCATAATCTATTGTTAAAATATTTTCTTTGCCCCATTTTAGAAGCTTTTTTGTCACTTCCGTTTCATCATACAATGGCATTATTCCAAACTTATTTGCTGTCAATGCAATTCCTTTTATACCATCGCATAAATTGTTTCTACAAAAAATCAGCAAGTGCTTTATGTTTGATATATATTTTTGCTGCTCGTTGTTTGACATTTTATAGAAATATTCAGTATATTTGTCAATATTTGAATATAGTTCCTTATGATACTTGAACTCATCTACAGAAGGATTAAAATCGTTATTCATTTTAATTATACTGTATCCCAAACTGTGAATAGTAGAAATTTTCAAGTTTTCAATACCAACTGATTTTTTTGTTATATCATTGATAATATCTTTATTGAATGCACAGTAAAATTTTGTAGTATCGGCTCCTATCGCTTTCATTATCTCAATTAGCGTTGAAGTCTTACCACAACCAGCATAAGCTTGTATCATAATATTCCCATTTCCATTGACAACTTTGTCGATAATTTCATTTTGATATAAACTTAACTCCATTTCAAATGTTAAAATATTATAATACAATTATATGTAAAATAATTTACAAATAAAAAAAAAATCTCATACAAGCTGAACTTGTATGAGATTTTTTTGTCGAGAATAGTCCTAATTAGGCAAGAGCGCTCTTAATAGCGTTTACCAAAGTTGGGTTGTTCTTCAAGCTGTTGATGAGCTGATTGAAGTAACGCTGTGCCTCATCATCACCGTCATTAGCGAAGCAAGCTTCAGTAATTGGCTCTGACTGCTCTGCCTTTTCGCGCAGCTTCTGTCCAACAAACTCGATAATTTCACCCCTATCGGCATTCTCCAAGTCGATTTCGCCAGCCCATCCTTCCTCAACTACAAGATGAACAAGCTCCTTGCGGCTAAGAGTCTCGATGTTAATAGCCTCTTCTGATGCTTCCTCACAAGGAAGCTGCTCAACAACGTCCTTAGGAAGGAAACGACCATGAGCATCGCGCTTGGGAGTAGAAGGAGCAGCCTTTGGAGTGGCTGTACGCTTCGTAGCGGTTGCCAACTTTGATGATGGGCGCTTTTCTGAAGCAGTACCTTGTACATGTCCCTTCTCGATTTCATCCATCGACATAACAACAACGGTCAAACCAAACGCTGTGAGTACGCTAAGATACGTAGCGAGTGAAACATTGGCCTTGTTAATAACGTTCTCTACCTCACTAACCGATACACCAAGCATATCTGCTACACCTCTCTTGGTAAGAGATTGCTCACGCATAATGGTCTTAACCCTCTCACACACATCGTCGAGAGCTTGCTGTGTCAACGAACGACACGCAGCAAGAAACTGATTCTTATTTTTCATTTGTTTTAAAAAAAAATATAATTGTTAAACAATACGTAAATTCTTGTTAATATCTTGGCTTTATAAGCCAAGATATTTAAAGTAGTGGTAATCAGCTATTAAGGAAGCTGAAAGATTGGCTCACCGCAGACGGTGTGGTCAACAACCTTTGCACCTACTGGTACACGTCCTTCACACCACTTAAGCTCACGAGTCTCGGTGCGAGTAGCACGAGGTGCACGAACTGTACGTGACTCACAAGGAACAGTCTCGGTGATAGGTCCGCGATTTGCCCAATCGCAAGCCTTTGCGGCCTTTTCAAGGTTGCGGTACTTACCCATATCCTCGTTGAACTTGATTGTTCCGCGAGTGGTGTAAGCGTAGTTGCTACGAAGTGGCTTGTCCACTTGTACACAGATTCCATCTGGCTCTCTTTCCTCACGGACAGCCCTACGTGTCTCACGGCAGCAAGTAGTATTCGTTGGAACTTCCTCAACTTCTACGGTAAGTACGATGCCACCAAAATCAAAAGTCTTCTTCATCGTTTGATTGTGTTTGTTTGTGAATAATTTAGTTATTAATTCTCGTTGTCCTTTTGTTCTGTTACGATTATATAGAAGAAAATCGAAAAACAAAAAAAACTTGTTGTTAAAAAATGTTAAACATTGTTTTGTATCGTTAGAAACAAGTTCGTAATCGATACAAAATGAATATATACAAAAAAAATGACGAAACAAAATTTTTCGTCATTTTTTTTTATTTTTTTTTTGTTATTGGTACTTCATCCAAAGACTGTTCATTTTATCAATAATTAATTTTCTTAATTTTGACTTGGTTTTGTAAATGGGCTATCAAAATCAATATTTGAAAAATCAAAATCATCTTCTTCTGTATCCATATTTGATTGTGGTGAATTGTTATCATCCAATTTAGAAACATAATCACCCAAATCTTCAAGACCGCACAAATAATGTCCATATTCATCATATACATCATATACAGAAGCTGACACTCGCTTTATTATAAAAGGTATACCTTCATATTCTACCTTTATTTTTCTTTCTTTTCCTTCAGAAAATGACATTCCGTAAACCTTGTCAAAGAACAAGCTGCTTATTCTTCCATCAATGTTTATTTTCTTATCATATAGTTCTTGACACAATATTCTATATTTATGATGCAATCCAACTACAGCATAACCGTTGCTGAATCCTTCACTTCTGAATTCGTCATAAATGTGTCCTAAAGCCCTTTCCAAGTCTTCGTTGTTTGCTATTGACTGATATATATAATTTTCAGTATCTACCTTCTCGAAGGTTTTTCCCATATCAAGAGAAATCGCAATTGGGTGACAAGATGAGAAATTATAAACAACACATACATTTCCATCTCTATTACCAGAGAATATAAGACCTTTTATGTATTGTCTTATATTTGCTCGTTTGTAGTTTCTCAAGAATTCCCTCCAAGCGATAACTGCCCCACTAGCTGTATGTCTACCTTGTGTATAATAATGACCCATTCTACGAATAGCATTGTCTGAATCACGTAATACTGTAGATAGCAATGTTTGTTGGTTTCTAAGAATATATTTTATTTGGTCTTCTATTGACTTGTCATCGCCATGTGCTGCTCGGCACACCAATGGGTCAAATATTAAATAATCACGCAAATCATCTGTACAGATTACCTTCACTATTGCGTGTCCATATTTCCTTGTACCAGCATTTCTAATTGGTTTCCCATCCAAACCAACAAGCATACCATTTATTTCCTTTCCACATTGATGAGGTGTTCCCCATCCACGACCGTGCAAGTCTTCTTCAGCATTGTAAACAGATGACTTCAATGTGTATGTGGTGTAAATTCCATCTCCATATCCATTGCCAGTACCAGTATTAGTAAATTGTCTTCTGTTTCCCATTAAAGCAATGTTTTCCAATGCTGATTTTGACTCGTTTGCACAATGGTAAAGATAAAAACCATCAGATGGGTTTTCACTTACCATTTCAATGTTTGCAGTCCTATTTGTGAAATTACCATCTTCACAAAGAAGATTTCTTACGGTATTTTCAAATAAATTTTTCATAATATTCTCTTCAGATAACTCTTAAATGATTCATTTATTTCATTTATTTTTTGCTTTGTCCTCAATTGCTGCATTTTAAAGAAATTCTCATCAATTCCGCACATTTCCAAGAATTCCTCATATGAAGGTATATAACATAATTCCGAATCTTCGATAAGTAGACTTTCAATCAAAGTACCCTTTATCAAATTTGTTAATGTAACAACAGTGTCATATACCATTATTGACAAATGCTGACTGACCAAGCAATTGTCTATAAGTTCTTTTGTGTTTGTATCATCGCCTCCCATTTTACAACAAAGCAATGTGATACTAGTGGCCAAACGAGCATAAGATTCGCGTCCAACTGGAATTCTTCCTTTAACAAATTTTTCTTTCTGAAGAAGTTCAATCATTGCTATTTCTTTTAGTACGTTAGACAATGATTCAGTCGTAAAATTATGCCTATTGTTTATTTGTTCAATCATTGGCACAATTGAATCATATTTGTTTGTATTATGGCTTCCGTTTTGTATTACTTTTATTGAAGCAAGAATATTTTGCAAACACTTCTCTGCTTTAGAGTTGTTTTCATTAAATGGATTTGGTGCTTGTTCTGTAGGTTCTTGCTGCTGTTGAGGTACTTCTACATATTCTGGTTGGCGAACCATTGTTAAATCATTACCAACATTGGTTACTCGTCTTTGATATTTGTCGTGCAGATTAAGCACGTCTTCCATAGGCTGACCGTTGTTGTCGGTCATAAGTTCTGTCTGACTTTCATCATATACATAACCATATTCCCATTCTCCGTTTGTAGGTGGGGCATTATGGTTTCTACCCACTCTGTTTGCCAAATATCCTCTTGTTCCACCAGCTTTTAAGTCACCTACAAAAGACGAATTTGTTATAGCTTCATATCCTGCTGGGTCATTATACTTGTTTTTATATGGTACTTCAATTACAGCACCAATGGCATTAGGTATAAGCTTTCTGTTGAAATACTTTGCCCAATTCCTTTCTGTACTTACAAATCTTGGGACAATACCTTGTGCTTTATATTGGGCATAAATCATTATACTGTTTCTATCGCTGAATTGAACAAATTCCCAACCCTTTTCAGATGCGCCCAACATTCTAATACCTCCGACAAAGTTCTGTAGGAATTTTTTAACATCTTCCTCGCCAAATCGCTTGAACAAATCATCAATGAATTTATCAGTCAATTCTGAAGCTGCGTTATAATCATCTTCTGTTGCTTCATTTAGTATTTGATGCTTTACAGATTCTAGGTCATACGAATATGGAATCTTCATGCCATTTAAAATCTTTACAATACCTTCAGTCCACATCTTGCTATCAAGAAAATCATTAACCAAATTAAATAGAACTGCAATATGTAAAGATGGAAATTGGTTGTTACTTGCGTCACCAACTTCAAGATTTATATTTTTTTCAGTAACCTTAAACTTGGCAAGCGTATTTTTGCACCTATCTGTTATGGTATCCATCAAAAATGTTAATACCCTATTTGGATTCTGTCTATAATCTTCATTTGGGTTATCACCTTCATCTGGTACTGCGACAAATCTTAAATCGGCAAATTTTACTTGCTTTTGAGATTCTGTTTTATGTGAATATCCTGTTAAAATAATATGCATATTATTATATATTTAATATAATTATAAATATTTTAGATAGATAAAAAGTAAAATATAATATATTTTTCAGTATATTATTCTAGTTATAATATATATCATTAATAAACAATGAAAAAATATATTATAAGTTTATTATTATCAATTTCTTGTATTTTTGCGGTTTATACACAAGATTTTTCAACAAATCTTGGTTTAGGATTTGTATACCCTTTGGAACGCACATATGTTAATGTAGAGCTGTGCAATAAGATAGCTCCAAATTATTCATTGGCATTGTCAGCAGACATCAGCAAGGTAGAGACAAACCTTTCGCCAAAATTAAAAATAAATGTTAAAAACATCTGTTTGGATTTGGGATTTGGTTGGGGGCATAAATTTGCAAAGGCAAACATAAGTGACCACAATTTTCACACGTATACTGTTGGTTTATATTGGCTAAAGAACAGATATTATTTTGGTGGCTCAATGTTTTGGAGGTCATACGAATCTCACATAGGGTTTCACAAAGGAACTTTACGATTATGTTTAGGATGTAAAATATTATAAACAAATATCTCATACACAGTTTAATAGTGTATGAGATATTTTCATTAATAACTAATATCATCCATATTTACATCACCAAACATATCTGATTGTTTTGTATTGAATTTCTTTGGCGGTTCGACAAATGGGAATACTGTGTTCAAATATTTTTCAATTCTAATATTCAAGTCATCTGTCATTGAAGTAGCTTTTGCAATGTCAGCCTTTAATTGACCGTTCTCATATGTATCAAGTGGTTTAACATATTTCAAGAACAAATCCTTGTAGAATGGCAGATAATTGTTTCTATCAGCAAATGTACTGAATGGTTGGTTGAATATGTTTGAATTCAATATACCTTTAGCACCCAAATCGGACAATGGAGCTTGGTTTCCGTTTGGCTTAAGCATTTGTTTCACCAAATTTACGTTGTTGGAAAACTTATTGGTAAGGTTTGGGCAAATAAAGAACCATTTTACAGTCGCTCTGTTTGACATTATTTTGAACATAACGTGGAATAAGTCTGGTTCATCATCATCAGTACTCTTGCCTGGAAAATCACAAATGAACACTTGTAATGGGACAGCCTTTCTCTTTTTACCTTCCCTCGTCACGCCCCCTTTTTTTTTCATCAGATTATCACACAGATAGTTTATTTCTTTTGGAATTACTCTGTCACCCCCAATTGAGTTGTCATCCCAATTTCTGCAAGCAAGGTTTGGTTCGCTCACAAGTCTGCTTTTCAAATACTTTTGATAAGCTGTCTGATTGTAATTCCATCTATCAATCTCCTTATTCTCGTATAGTGAAAGACTACCATTTTTGCTAATCTTGTTATAATACCAATCCTTGATACATTGCTTAAGGAAATTGTCTCTGTTTTTGTGCGTGGCTTTCTTTTCGATTTTCTTTGTTGCGTCTTTCAAAGCTTGATTGAATATGTCATTTACATCGTCTTGCATTTCTTCGGTTTCATCATCATCTTCATCATCATCTGCTGGTAGAATATCCTTGAAATGGTCTTGAAGTACATAAAACAAATCAGTATCATCCAAATATTTCTTTGGCTGCTTGAAAGAATCAACCCAAATAACTATGTCGTGTAATTTTGGAAACCCATCATCACCAATGGTTGAATTGCTTGCCCTTAAAAAGTTTGAGTCAAGGAAATCCTTGACCAATGATACCTTATCACTAAGTCCATTGACCTCTTCGCGGACAAGTTTTTCAACAAGTCTTTTATTTGCTTTTTCGGTTATTATAATTTTCATATTGAATCAACAAATCATTTTATATAAATATCTAATTAGCTGTAATTGAACTATAATTTAATATGCTAATTTTATCATCAGATACTGATAAATTGAATTCATAACCGTTTTCGTAATCATTTTCCAATATTTCATTGGTAATCAAGTCCTCTATGTTTTCTTGGATATATCTCAATATTGGTCTTGCTCCATATTCCTTCTGTACCCAACACTTATCAACAATCAGCTTGACTATACTTTCGTCATACTTGACACCATAACCAATGTCGTTTACTCTCTTAATTACCTTATCAAGCTCAAGTCTGCAAATATCAAACATATTTTCATATGACAAATCGTTGAAATATATGATATTATCAAGTCTATTTAAAAATTCTGGTGCAAATTTATTCTTTATTTCTTTTTCAATGATTGATTTTGTCTTGTCATTGCTGTCAGATACAAATCCAATTCCTCCACCAAATTCTTGTGCTTGTTTTGTACCAACATTTGATGTCATAAGTATGATTGTGTTCTTAAAGTCAACAACAACACCGCTATTATCCGTAAGTCTTCCTTCGTCCAAAAGCTGAAGGAATACATTATATACCTCTTGGTCAGCCTTTTCAATCTCATCGAGAAGTACAACGCAATATTTCTTGTTCTTTACTGCCTCTGTAAGCTGTCCACCGTTATCAAATCCAATATATCCAGGTGCTGCACCAGTTAACTTTGAAACACTATTCTTCTCTGAATATTCAGACATATCTATACGAATCAATGAATTCTGACTACCAAATATCTCTTCAGCAATTTTCTTTGCAATGAGTGTCTTTCCAACTCCACTCTTTCCGACAAACAGCATTGATGAAATTGGTTTGTTTTTATTGCCAAGCCCAATCTTGTTTCTTTTGATTACCTTGCAAATCTTATCAATAGCGTCATCTTGCCCAATTACACTTTGTTTCAAGATGTTGCTTATATTCGCAAGCTGTTTCTTTTCATCGATGCTTAATTTTTGTACTGGAATATTTGTTATGTCGGCTACTGTTTGGTAAACGTCATTAACAGTTATTGTCTTTGTATACTTTGACTTGTTATTTGACATTTCCCTTTCTATTTCGCTTATTTTTTCCTTCAATTGGTTCTTTCTGTCAATGATAGATGAAATAGAATCAAATTCTCCTTGTTTGGTCAGATTCTGTCTTTCATTTTCAATGGTATTGAGTTCGTTTTCTATACTCTTAATATCTTTGTTGCAATTTGAGATGTTTGCTCTTGCGCCACATAGGTCTAACACATCAATTGCAGAGTCTGGTAAGCATCTGTCTGTAATATATCTTTCAGCCAAAGAGACGCATTTTTCAATCGTATCATCCAAATATTTGACGTTATGGAAATCTTCATAGTAGTATTTGTTCTTCTGTATGATTTCAATTGTTTCTTCCTTGGTTGTAGGCTCTACAACAACCTTTTGGAATCTTCTGCTAATCATTGTGTTTGACTCGATTGAGTTTCTGTAATCCTTGTATGTGGTTGTTCCTATTACCTTAACGTCACCATTTGACAATATATCTGTCATCATTGAAGACATATCAGTATCTCTGTCCCTTGTTGTTGATTTGAGTACAGTATGAATATCATCAATGAAAAGAATATATTTATCTGACTTTCTGATAGCATCAAATACCATCTTAACCCTTTCTTCGAATGCTCCGCGTAAGTAAGTACCAGCAATAAGTGAAGATACGTTTAATTGAATGATTCTTTTTCCTTTCATCACATCAGGTACATTACCGTTAACTATTTCATTTGCCAACCCATATACCATTGAAGTTTTTCCTACACCACCTTTACCCACAATAACAACATTATTCTTGTTTCTTCTTGCAAGGACTTCGATAATGTTTCTCATTTCTCGTTGTCTTCCAATATAGTCATCAAAAAGGTTGTTTTCTGCTTGTTTTGTCAAATCCGTGGTAAACATTTCAAGCGGAGATGGTTTGCTTCCAATCAATTCATTCTTGTTTGTTGCATTATTATTAATTAATTTCATTGCTTTTTTTGCGGCTTCAGTTGATTTTTTAGTTACGTCCAAGCATTTTGTAAATGCGAAATTGTAGTCAATTCCTATATTTCTGAAAATTTCAATTAGCTTATTGTGAGAGTTAATTGGATTTATCATAGCTAGCAGCACGTGTTGGCTTCCAATCATCGGACAGTTCATCTGTTCCATTTCATATTCTGATTCATCAAAAATATGTTCCAATTCGTCACTTATTTCAATTTCATTTTCCTTTGGTTTATCTATCAGAGGTACGAGACTATCTCTAATATGAGAAATGAATATATTCTTTATATCCTCAATGCTTTGCGCTCTCATAAAACTACCAAGTAATACATAGGCGTTGCATTTCTTCTTATCCAACAGTGATACAAGAAAATATTCTGGTGTAATCTTCTTAGTTGGGAATTCTCTAGTAAGTGAGTCTGTCATATATGATAACACATCAGCAAGCTCATTTGTTATTGATTTCATATTCATAATCGTTATATTACATATAAATAATAAGAAAATATATCAGCTTTTTCAATAACAGATAAAAATGTATTTAAAATTTGTTAAAATTAATTTTTTTTTATAAAATACAAAAAAACATATTTATGGGTAAAATTTTATCAATTTATAGTAACAACAAGGATAGAGCGTGGTTTGATTCTAGTAACGTTCTTTACGCTGAATGCGATGACAAAACAAATGATTTAAAAGAAGTTAAGGTTGTGTTCAAGAACGGTGGCACGTACCTTTATCATAAAGTTAAAGTTAACGACTGGCTTATGTTCAGAGAATCAGCATCAATAGGAAAAGGATTCAATGCATATATCAAACCATATGAATACGAAAAGGTGGAAAGCGACAGAAGTGTCGATGACATCAAGAATGAGCTTTCAACTATATTGGAAAGCATAAATAATGAGACTGATAATACTGTGGAAGATGGCAATGCAGATTGATGAAATTAGGGTTATAAGCGACTTGATAAAGGTTACATATGACAATGATACTCATGTACTTACAATATCGTCAGATTTAAACCCAACGATAATAGACAAGAACTTTAACGAATTGGAGGATAAACTGAATTCTCTTAATGCAAAGGTTAATAAATTACTTTTTAATTACACTACATTATGAACAATGTTGATAAACAATATTTGGATTTATATAACGATATTTGGGCAAATGGTACTACAAAAGAATCAAGAAGTGGTGACGTGAAGTCTGTTTTCGGAAGACAACTTAGGTTTAATTTGGAAGAAGGATTGCCGATACTTACAACAAAGAAGGTATTTACAAAAGGAATTATACACGAGCTGTTGTGGTTCTTGAAAGGAGATACAAACATAAAGTATTTGGTTGAAAACAAAGTTTATATTTGGAATGCTGATGCTTATAGGTTCTATTGTGAAAAAGTTAAAAAGCATAATGAGATTTTACAAGAATACAAAACCAACAAAATGTTTGCTGAATATTCCACAATTGAAACTGATACAGAGGGAGATTTTATCAAAAACGTTTTGGAACAGAAACGTATTTTCTTGATTGATAAGCCTTATGAGTTCGAGACAGCAAAATATAATTACACATATGGCGATTTAGGTCCAGTGTATGGAAAACAGTGGAGGGCTTTCGATAATAAAGTAGACCAAATAAACAAGTTGATTGAAACGCTTAAAAATAATCCAGAGGATAGGAGAATGCTTTGCATTGCATTTAATCCAACAGTAGCTGATGAGGTGGCTTTACCTCCTTGCCACGTTATGTTTCAATTATATACAAAAAAAATAACAGACCATGAACGTTTAGAAAATGCGTTAAAATATGGATATGTTGATAAGGATGTTTACGAAGAATTAGTCAAAGAGCATGTTTCACTAATATGCGCTAGGAATAATTCAAAAGAAGATTATGAAAATTTCCACAAAAAAATGGATGATTTAAACATACCTCGATACAAGTTAAGCCTTATGTGGTATCAAAGAAGTGTAGACTTTGGTTTGGGATTACCATTTAACATAACATCTTATGCAATATTAACTCATATATTTGCAAAATTAGCTAATATGATACCAGATGAGCTTATTGGTTCACTTGGAGATTGTCATATTTATTTTAACCAAAGGTATGGATTAATGAACCAGTTAAAACGTGAAGGGTATGATACGTTGCCAACATTAGTTATCGAAGGTAATCAAACAAAAATTGAGGATTTTAAGTATGATGATTTTAAAATAGTTAATTATTTGTGTGAAAAACCAGTAAAAATGCCATTAAGCGTTGGCTAACTTTAAGGACGAATAATATATTTATAATATATAATATGCAAATTATGTCAAATATAAATATAAAAATAAAGAAGGTTGTCTCCGAAGTATTGAAAGAGGCGGTAAATGAAACCTCAAGGAGGCAAAAAGCTGATGCAGCAATCAATAGAAAAAATCCAAACATTCAAACTTTGGCAATTTTAACAAGTGAGAATCCTCGATTTGACTCAAATACTGATGGTAAAAATGTTACAAACGCAGACAGACGAGAGAATTTGGAAAAGGACTTGAAGTTGGGACATTATGCTTGGTTCCCAGTTAAGGGTCAATATGGAGGTAAGGAAAAATCATATATCATTTACAATATTTCTTTGGAAGACGCTTTGCATTTAGGACGTAAATTTGGACAAGAATCAATTATCTTCAATGAAGGTGACAAGTGCCAATATTGGGAACAAAGCGGTGACGGTAATTATGAAATGACTCACGAAAGGGATATTAGTCAAAAAATCGATATGTCCGATGCAGATGATTACTATACGCAAGTGAGCAGAAAAAACAAATTCCAAATCCCATTCTTCGATGGAAGCGATGAAAATATGGAAGCTATGAATGAAAGTATGAAATATGTCAATAAGGTCATTAATTCAAGGGTTAAGAACTTGAATGAGGCCAAAAGACGTATAGATTCGTCTTTGAATGCAGCATCTCCATATAACAGATATTGCAACAGAGGGCAGCTTTATGGAAATAAGTTTCAATGGTAATTAATTTGTTATGGTCAGTTTCTTCAAAATCATTTTATTTGTTGCATTGTTTTTTATAATTGAGATTTTATCTGAAAGCATTGCAAAAAATCATTCATTGATAAAGTTTATGAATGACGCGCCTTTAAAGAGAAGGAAATGGTGTCAATTTATAATTAATACTATAGTATGCACTATTTTTATGTTTATTACAAAATGGTACGCAGCTTCTGCTGTATGGTATTTTTTGATAATTGTTACTACTGTGCTATATAAATGGATTGAAAACGACAGATATATTGAAGAGGAATATTACGAATGAAATTTTAATAATGAAAAAATACCGATTTATTGTTGAATCGGTATTTTTTTTGTTATTTATATAAAAAATATTTTTTTTCGAAAAAGTATACTATTTATATATAAATTATTACACAACATATTATAATTATGTTAGATAGGTATCCTACTTTAGAACAAAATGGATTCATTTCTGACGAAGTGAATCACAAGATTGCTTATATAAGCAAGAACGTTAGAGGTAAAGAGAGATTTTCACCTCTAGAATCTTTTTTTGAAGAAGACAACAAGAGTCAAGTGACAATTGATGTCGCATGCTGTAGATTACACAGACATTAATATTTTAAAAGATAAGATAAAAAAATCCATACAAACAATGAATAAAAATTTAGATGAACTCAAGAGAATTAAAGAGTTGATGAACTATGGGTTAACTGAAAACAAGAAGCAGTACAGCAGTGTTGAGCATAGCAAGGAAGCAGCAGACGGTAAGGTCTACGGAATTGTTAGAGAAGGTACTAAATACTACATCAAGGTCTCAAAGGATAAGAAGAACCTTATCAAGGAGAACTTTGATTACATTGGCGGCTTCATGAATCGTAAGAGATATGAATACAACAGTTTCGCTAACGCTTTGAAGCAGTTTGACCTAAAGATGATGTCTATAAGGGAAGCAAAAGCAAACGGCAAGGACATAATCATCGAGTCTTGGAATCCAGAAAAGAAAGAATTTCTTGCTTTGGAATCAACAAACAAGATGCGCCAAGAAATTATGCGTCAACGTCAGATAATGGAAAATGCAAAGCTTATCAGCGAAGGTAAGTGCTGCACCAACCAACCATTCTGTGATGATGTAAAAGATGTTGAGGATTGCGAAGGTGTTAAACAGCAAGGCAAGGACAACATTAGCGGAAAAGTTAAACCAAAGAAGGGAAAGTCTATTAAGGAAACAGCCGACAGATTGGCTTGGCATCATACTGGTCAGAATGCACAAGGTACTATTGCTGACACCTATATGGATAAGAGCCACGGCACAGAAATTGGAGATGGTAAACCATTCAATAAAGCCAAGAATTCTGAAGAAGAAATGGAAAATGGCGTTGTAGAGGAACACAACACTTCTATGACCTATGCATCAGACAATCAAAATAACCCAGAACCAGGAACTGGTCCTATTGGAAAGGATGACCCATTCAACAAGAAGGGTGCAACACAAATCAAGGAGGATATTGATGATTTGGATGATTCTTCTGTAATTGATGATGAAGATTACGGTGGAGGCTTTAACGATGACGGTAATTATGGTGATGATGGTTCAACATATGACGCTGAATATGATGACCAATCTATGGAAGGTGATGAGTTGGGTGATGACAGTATGATGGAAGTCGATGATGACGAACCATACGAAGATGATTCAACAGAATATGAACTTGAAACCGATGGAGGCGCTGATGATTTGGATACATATGATGATTTGAATTCAGATGCTGATTTAGGTGGAGAAGGTGGTGACGTTGAGTCAAGATTGTCTTCGATTGAATCAACACTTAACACTATATTGGATAAGTTGGATAACATTGACAGTTCTGAATTCGAAGATGATGACTTGTATCCAGAAGATGGAGAAGGTGATGACTTTGGAGACGATGATTTCGGTGATGATTCTGATGAAGGTGATGACCTTGGAGGTGATGATTTCAGTAATGGAGAAGGTGATGACCTTGGAGGCGATGATTTAAGTAATGGAGAAGGTGATGACCTTGGAGGTGATGATTTCAGTAATGGAGAAGGTGATGATTTCGGTGATGATTCTGATGAAGATGATGATAGTGTAGTTTACGAATCAAGGTCATACAGAAAGATGAGACTCGCTGAAGAAAACAGACTTGATGATTTCGGAAAGCATCCAGCTTATAGAAAAGAACCAATGAAACGTCCAGAAACTGGTGTTGATAAGAACTCTCACGGTAGGGATTGGAATCACAGCAGTGTTCACAGTGAAGAACCTTATGGTCAAAAAATTGGTGATGGTTCTCCATTCAGCGTAAACCCAGAAGAAATCGAAAATGCTATTGTTGAAAGTGTTATGAAGCTATTAAAAAAAAAGTAATATCTGAAAAGCACGTTTTAAAAGTACCTAATAAGGGTGGTGATGACGATATGTCTTTGGATGATAATATGCCAGAACCACAAAATGATGAACCAATGGGCGGTGACGATTTTGGTAACGAACCTCCAATGGGTGGCGAAGAGCCAATGGGTAGTGAACCAGATATGAATGATGATTTCGGAGATGGTGATGATTTTGGAGGTGGCGAAGAAGGTGATGAATCTACAGAACATTTAATTAGTATGTATAAGTCTTTAACACCACAAGACAAAGTTGCTGCCGAACGTTACATACAATCATTGACTGCCGATGACGGTGGTGATGAAAAATCTGAAGAACCATTTGATGATGAGCCAATGGGTGGGGAAGAACCACCAATGATGGACGATGATGGCGGCTTTGGCGATGAAGGTAGTAACGAACCTCCAATGGGAGGAAACCCAATGAGGGAATCATTTGTTAGGGAAATTGTAAACAATCCAACAATGACAAAGAGGCAAGGACGAAGAGATTACAGAAAGGTTGGTGATGATGTACCAAAAAAAGGAAACCCTTTTGTATCCAATCGTAGATAATACAATAAAATACAGAAAGCGATTGTTTTCTGTATTTTTTTTGCCTTAAAACTATTTATTAATAAAATGTAATTCGACACATGAAGGTTTATGGAAAAAAGTCATTGTCGTTAAAGGAAATGACATACAAGAAGAAGAATGTAATCCTTAAGGAGGATGATACTGTATATACCAATGATGTAAGTGGAATGGCTAAATCTTTGAATAGGGATGGCGATGTCACTATCACTAATCAAACACCTAGAAAGACGATTGATGTTAATATATTAACAAAAAACAATAATGTAACCCCACAAGACATTCAATCTTCAGACGAGCTTCAATCTGCACTAACTGTAGCCAAGAATCAACCAGTAGATGTGGAAGTGAATGCTCAAAAAGTTAACGGAACTGTCACACCAATCGGTAATAAGACACAAAGTACAGCACTTGCTGAAGGTTTTAAGTTTACAAAACGAGAAATGAGTAGTTATTTAAACAAGTTATAAAAATATGAAAATTATTGTCACAGAAGACTCTTTGGTACGTAACGCATATGAAATGAAGAACAATGAATACGTGTTGCCAAATGTGCTGTACAACAACTTGAAACAGCACAAGACAAGTTTAGGTGACAATCCTTGTTTTCCAGAAGAAGCTAAATATCCTTTTGATTATATAATCATCAAGGATAGGTACACAGAGGTTATTGACAAGTTTAAAACGTTGGGTGAAGAAGTTAATGGTAAGTCTTTGGATGAGATAAAAACGTTATGTAACAGACTGATACACGAGTGTATGGAAATTGAAAGAAAACACAGAGATTTCCTAAACAAGTTATGCGTAAGTGTTGTAAATGAGATATTGTGTGTACCAGAAAACACAGTAATAATCAAATGTAATTTGGTAGATTCAGTCAAACCAACCAAACAGCCAAGAGTTATACCAGAAGATGATGTAAAAAACGTGTACTCTTTTGATGATGTAGATGATATAAAGAATTCAAATTACGAGATTCTTAAGAGAAGGGTTATTAATTCTATAATACAAGGTGCATCATATAAGTTGTCTTTAAAATACCAAATGTTCGTTGATGAAATAAACAACATAGAACCAGAGCTTATAGAGCTATATAAAAAGATAACAATTTTGGGCGATTATATATTGTTCAATGAGGAAGCTAAAATAGACGAACGAAATTTAAGCCTTGGGGCTTACGTTTCTGTGTCTTTGGGAACGTTTGGCAAGAAAACAATCATAGATTCACAAGCACTTATATTTCCTTATCTGCTTAAGGAAACTATTCGAGGATTTTTTGAACTGTTTGCTTCTCACAGCCTACCAGAAGACAACGAAAAAGCAATGTATATCATACGACATGCGGATTTTATGGTTGCAGAATCTTGGGATTTGAGGTTTGGAGTTAAACTGTGGGATATATTAAGCCAAAAACTTCAAGATGAATTGATTATACCTTATTTCTTTATGACTTTGTGCAATTTACCAAAAATGGAGTTTATGAGGAAGATGAAGGAAATATTATCAAATACAAAATTAGGCGCATCAATCATTGATGACCTTATTATAGCTAGCAAGAAGCAAATAACATATAACAAGCTGCCTAGTAATACTACACCAAAAAACAGTTTTAAGGCTATCATATCAGATGAAGTTGAAGAAGATGACTTTACTATAGAAGAATTGAAGAATTTGAATTAAACTAAGGGGGTTAGATTTTTGTCTATCTCCCTTTTTTATTATATTTTAAATATTTATAATAAAATAATTTCTTCTGGTTTTTATTTTTTTTATATATAATAATTAAAAATTATAATAATATGCTTGATGTAAAACATTTAACTACAGAATATGCGAAATGTTATTCAGACCCATCTCGAATATACTTTATAGAACATTATCTTTCTACACTATTCGGTGACAAGGGATTGCAACCATTGCTGTTGTTTCCAAGACAAAAGGTATTTTTGCATTCACTTGCTGAAAATAAGGAAACAATAGCTATTAAACACCGTCAAGCTGGTATTACAACAATTACAGCTGGTTGGGCTTGCGGACAAATCACATTTGCCTCAAAACAAGCGCCAGAAACTATATTGTGTATCGGCAATAAACTTGATTTGGCGAATCAAATGGTTGAAAAGATAAGAATGTTCTTGGAGCAAGTTCCAAGATGGATGTGGGGCAACGATTTTTATTCACCAGACCCAAAATCGGAAAAGAACAAAAGGGATATTTTCGTGAAATGCTCTAAGTCAGAACTTGAATTGTTCAATGGCTGTAAGGTTTATGCAAGGTCTTCTGGTCCAAATGCTGCGCGTGGTATTTCGTCTGTTTCTTTATTGGTATTTGACGAAGCTGCGTTCATTGAAAACGGAATTTCAGTTTATGGTGCTGCCGTAGCCGCAACATCTGCAAGACCAGATAGAAAAATTGTGATGATTTCCACACCAAACGGTAAGGACTCTTTGTACTTTAACACGTATAAGCAAGCTCAATTGAAGGAAAACAATTATAATGCTGTTGAATTCAAATGGTTCCAAGACCCAAGATATAACAAGTTCTTGAAATGGTACAGAAAGAACGAAAAAACTGGTGATTATGATTGGATTGAGGAAGATACAATCGACAATAGCGGTTCAATCATATATAATGAGGAAAGATGGGAAGAGCTTGTCAGAAAAGGATATACTCCAACATCTCCTTGGTACATATCAATGTGCAAGGCTTTCAATAACGACACGATGATGATAGCCCAAGAGCTTGATGGCTCGTTTATGGGTTCTGCAAACAACGTTGTTTCGCCAGAATATATTGATATGCAAAGCAATTTGAATGTAAGGGAACCTCTTAAGGATTTTAAAGACCCTCTCGTAGAAGATTCTTGGTTTTGGAAGAAACCAATTGAAGGGCATAGATATATTATGGGAATTGACCCGTCAAGAGGTACTAGCGAGGATAGAACAGCAATTGAAATCATAGATATTGATGCTAGAGATGAGAACGGTATGCCTATTATTGAACAAGTTATGGAATACTTGGGTAAAAAGCTAGGAGACGATATTGGTGGTATTGCTTATCAGTATGCTGTAATGTATAATAACGCATATATTGTAGTGGACTGTACTGGTGGACAAGGTGATAGTTGCATCTTAACGCTGATGCAGCTTGGGTACAAGAATTTCTACTTCGAGGATGCATCACAAAAGACATATATGGTACAGAATTCCTCCAAGATTTATATGAAAACAAATCAAGACCAACTACCAGGCTTCCATTTCCAAGGAAATAGATACCCAGTACTTGCAAATTTCGCCACAATGGTTAGAAGTAATGAGATAAAAATTAGGTCACAAAGGGTTATTGCAGAACTTGAAACGTGGATTTTCAAGGGTGAGACACAAAGAATTGACCATATGGACGGTATGCACGATGATACACTGACTTGCTTGGCAATGTCGCTGTTCGTGCTGACGTTCTCGTTCAACAAACTTGAATCTGCAAAGAGCAAGGATGCTGCAATATTGAATGCATATATGATGAACAACGCAAATATATATACAACCAATCAAGCGAATGTGGCAAGCTTGTCTATGACACCATCCAATGGCTTGAGGATGCCTTTTTATTCATCAAATAATTTAAGCAAAAACAATAATTCTGCTTGTTATGGCTCTTGTTTGTGGGTTTTTGGCATAATGCATTAAAAAATACCGAAAAAATTTGGTTTATTCATTTTTTTCTTTTATTTTTTAAATAAAAGAAGATATGAATAGATTGACAAAAGAGTATAAATTAAATGAAATTGATAATTTTGACTTAAAAATTGGCACAGTAAACAGATTTAAGCCAACAGCTTTCTACATAATAGGGAAAACGTGGATTAAACCTACGGAAGAAATGAAATATTGTGAGATTTTCAATTGTTGCTGGTACAACTTTAAGAAAAAAGTTTCCAAAATGCTTGCAAAGCACAATTTTTCACAGAAGCATCTAATAAACTATGATGTAAATTTTCAGTCTATGTCCCCAAATTCACCTAATTATCTTTGTTTTGATATAACAATGAAGCAAATAAATGATATTATACCTATTAAGGGAATATATGATATAATGTTTGACGATATTGTTGAGATAATTGGTGAATTTCAAAAGGATTTGGTTCAAAATAATTTTAATGTAAACAAAAAACAGACAGTACGTTAAATACTGTCTGTTTTTTTATTACTTTTCAAGTAAAACCTCTCTCAAACTCATAAACTTTGCGCAATCTTCAATGAAAGTACCTTCGTTAAATGTCTTTGTTTTTATATTCTCATTAATATGAGTCAAATCCAAATCTTCTTGTTCATTTTTGTTTTCACGAATCAAACATTCAACACCTTTCAAGCATTCTGATTTCATTTCATTGAAAATCTGCTCCTTTCTTGCCTTTGAAGTCTTTTCGCTCACTATTTCGGAGAACAAATTTCTTTCCTCGTTGTTCAGCAAGCCATAATACTTGTTATCAAAGTCTCTCATTACAGCATCAGCATTGAATTTTGTCTCATTTACACTATTCTTATGCTGTTTAACATATTCATTGAGAGTATTCAAGCTTTTTGTATACTCATTTAGGTTAGTAATCTTCTTTTTGTGTGACATCAAGTAGTCACAGCTTTCAAACATACGAGTTTTTTCATCTGAAAATTTACTTTCTGGTAAAATACCGTATTTTCTAACCAATTTTATAAGTTTATTGTTTGATTCCTTGATTGTTTTCAAGTCGATGTTTGGTGACACAAGCTGTATAGCCTCGTTGATGTAGCTAATAGTATCATCAGAACTGCATTTGTTGATACTATTGTAGAATGACAACTGCGCCTTCAAGTTATTATCCTCCATAATGGTCTGCATAATCTCTCTAACTGCTTTTGTATTCTCCTTAACTAGTCTTGGAAGCGAATCTTGGATTGCTTCATTGCAAGAAGAGAAGCCATTGCACGAATACATCTTGTCTGCTTCAGTTTTGTATTGGTTGTAAGCCTCATCAGAAAGAGCTTTGAGTTGTTCGACACGTCCAACATCTCCACTATTCATTGCTTCTACCATTTGCTGTGTGTATTGCTGCCACTCTTGTATGTGTGGATTTACATAATCTTCCATTATTGTTCTAAAAATATTTTTTTAAATTATTTTTTCTCATTATCCAAATATTCGTCAAGAGATGAAATCATATTGTTGAATTCCTCGTTAATCAACAATGTTTTGTCAAGAATATCTGGTCTTGAAACAATTGTTCTGTTTCTTGGTGAATCATTTCTTCTCTTTCTCTCTATTTTTTCAATCAACAGAGGTTTGTTCTTGCTTACTGCTTCCATTGGGGGTGGGTTTCCTTCTGGTGGTGTACTACCTTCATCTCCACCTAACATATTGGAAGCATCGGCAGCTGGCATTTCACCGCTTTCTCCACCGATTTCACCCATTCCATCATCATTTGGTGAACCTAACTCGTCAAGACCACTGCCGAAGTCACCTCCACCGCCTCCCATAGGTGGCATACCTCCACCACCCATGCCTTGCATATCACCTTCACCGCCTTGGTTCTGATTCTCTTGATATTGAGCACCAGGCTCTCCATAGATTCTATCAACATTATCAAATATACCAGTACGCTTGATGATTTGGTTGGTCATTTGGAGTTCGTTAGCAATCGCCTTCTCCAATCTTATCTCTTCAAAGTTGTCTTGAATCTCCTTGTCACTCCATTTCATAACTTGCTTCAAAGCTCTTTGCAATGACATAATTGGAATACCATTTCCAGGGTCTGCAACTGCTGTTTGAACAGCTCCAATTTTCTTTGAAACATTCTCAATTTCAAGTTGTTCTGCTTGAGTTGAAGGATTGTTCATTGAAAGTGAGAAATTTGTCAAATCATCATCGAATCCCAACAAATACAAGTGGATACTTGCAACTTTTGTCAATTCCATAAGGAATGCTTGCTGTATTCTATTGATAGTTCTTGTAAATCTCACGTCTTCCAAAGCAAGATTTTGACCATTTCCTTGAGATTCATCGAAATTAAGGAAAGTCCTTGGTATTCTTAAAGCTGTAAGAACCTTGTTTTGAACAAACTTGATGTCATCCAACGCTGTCAAGTTCTGTGCTGCTGCAAGTGTCTCGATTGGTGTAGGTGCGGATGGGTCTCTAACTGGGATAAAGATGTCTTGGTCAACACTCATAATGTTTTTCCTTAAGTCTATCTGACCAGTCATAGGGTCGATAATAGGTGTTCTCTTGAAGTTGTTTGCAATTTGCTGAACATAAGCTTGAACATCAGCATCATCAATTGCTCCAACGTAAATCTTGTAGATTCTTCGTTCTATTGAACGTTCAAGACGATAAATGAGCATCATATCCTCCATAAGTGACAGCATTCTCCAATGCCTTCTTGCTGCATTCAAGTAACTTACTCCATATGGTAGATAAAGCGAATTGGTTATCAGTCTGAAGTGCGCTATCTGCCAATTTCTGAAAGGTATCTGTTCACTTGTTTCATCTGTCCATATGAATTTTGTTGTTAGGTCTGTTTTTTTGTCAATGTCTTGTACAAGTCTATATCCTTGTGCGCCATATGGGTTTTCGATACCATTTTCAAGTCTTTCTACATTAAATACTGGAAGCTGTCTCCATCCAAGAACACCGTTCTTGTGGTCGAGATTGAGCATCATAAACATATTGCCGTATTTGCACATTCCTCTAACAATCATTTGTGCAGTTACTTGAATGTCAAGTCTGTTCACGAACAAATCTTCCAATATGGCTCTAATTCTATCAGATTTTGAAGTTACATTGATAACTTGACCCTTGTCATTGTTGATACAACTTTCTTCAGAAACTATATCCAATGCAGCACCGATTTCTGGAAATGAATCCATAAGGTCTGCATCCCTATACATTAATTTGACGTTATTAAGACCAGCAAAAGCTTGAACTGACAAGTCCACATTAGCCTTAACCCATCTGTCATTCAACCACGAATTCTGTTGCAATTCCAACTTCTGTCTTTCGTAGTCTTGCTTGTCTGTTGTTTTGTATAAAATCTTTTCACCTTCGGCTGTTGATATGTCATAACTGTTGACGTGCCTTTGGTTTACATCGTCACCCCAATCACCAGTTATAGCTTTATCCAAGCCTTGAAAAACTGTATTTAAAATTTTAGCCATTTTGACTCATTTTATATAAAAATTAGTTAGTTAATACCTATTTATAAATATTAAGTAATAATAGGTTTTTTAAAAGTAATGTTATGATAACCAAAAGAAATAGTGTATTATCTCAAAAAATTAAAAGAAGAACACGAGGAAATTTTGCCTCTACAAGTGAAATTATGGGAGAAATGGTTGAAGATACTACAAGTTCAAGTGTTTCGTTGAAAACTGCTGCAAATAGACCAAAAGTTGTACTACCAACAGTTACAATAAAATCAGATAAGGTTGAAAAGGCTAAAAAGGTAATTTTTACTTGTATAACTGGTAATTATGATGCGTTGGCAGAACCGATTAGAAAATATGGCAAGTATGACTATATATGCTTTACAGATAATCCGAATCTCACATCAACAGTGTGGGAAATACGTAAAATGCCGCAAGATGTTATGCATCTTGACCAAACGAGGCAGCAAAGAATGGTAAAAATATGCCCACATAAATATTTACCAGAGTATGATTTGTCAATTTGGGTTGATGGTAACACATCATTAGATTTTGATTTTGACAAATATATAAATACATTTGTTGATGACGATAACTGTGTATTTGTAAAGAAACACCCAGTAAGAACATGTGCCTATCAAGAGCGTATGACTTGTGAAAGAATGAAGAAGGATGACCCACAAGTTATGAAAAAGCAAATGGATAGGTATAAAAAGGAAGGTTTTCCAGAAAAATATGGATTACCAGAAACAAATTTTATGGTTAGGTTCCATAACGATGAAAGGTGTAAAAAACTTATGGATACTTGGGCTAACGAAGTTGTCAATGGAAGTAAGAGAGACCAACTGTCATTCTCTTACAGCGTTTGGAAGACAAATGTAAAGGTAAAATATTTCAAGGCAAATGGTATGCTAACACCAAAAAGTCATAGGAAAAAACCATTGGCAAGTAAGGAGATGGTCAAACGTAAAGATAATAACCCAATAAAGTTATGTGTCGTAAATTATAATACTAATAACTTGATAGAGCACTTGATAAAGAGTATAAACAAGTTTGTCCCTAAATATCATCTATATATATTTGATAACAGCGACACTGAAAAGTTTGAATCAAAAGACGAAAGAATTACTGTGTTTGACAATACCAAAGGCCAAATTATTAACTTCGATAAATTCTTGGAAAAATACCCAAATAGACATATATCATGTGGTAAGAGAAATAAATGGGGTAGTGCCAAACATGCTATCAGTGTCGAAAAATGTATGGATTTGATTAACGATAATTTCATTCTGTTGGATTCAGACGTATTGTTGAAAAGAGATATAAGCAATATATATAATGACGCATATTTATATGTTGCTGACACTATTACACAACCAGCTTCACAAATAAAAAGAATTCTACCATTTATATGCTTTATAAATGTAAAGAAGTGCAAGGAAAATGGAATACATTATTTCAATGACAATTATATGCATGGCTTGAGAAAAACAGTTCAAGGTGATAGATATGATACTGGAGCTTATTTCTACTTATCAGCAAATAAGTATAGCCACTTTGACATAAATTTCAACGATTATGTGGAACATATGAAAGGAGGAAGTTGGCAACAGCAAGATATGACACAAGAGCAGTGGCTTAATAAATACAAACAGTATTGGCAATAATGAATTTAATAAAGTAATAAATAATATGAGTAAACAAGACGAAATTGTGTCTCTTTTAAATGAGGCATTTGATGAAGGTGTGGCTAGCACCGAAAGCGCAATACAGCAAGCATCTGAAGAAGGATATAATCGAGGTTATAAAGAAGGGTATTCAGATGCCATTAGCACACTTCCAATAGTACCAACATCAGATGAAGATGAGGATGATGAAATCCCAGTTCATAATATTGACAACTTTGCAGTTAAGGAATTTTTCGATTCTTTACCAGAAAGTGGTTATAGCAAAAGCGACTACAGTAAGGTTTGGAAATACTTGTTTATGACGCAAGACCATTCTTCCGCATCTTGGACTGAATGCTGCAATCCATATGTTATTTACGGAAAGGGTGATAAGATTGTTGTTGAATCAGAAGGTGAAACTTCTTGGGAAGTATTCCCATACAAGGAAGTGTTTAGAATTTTCTCTTTGATTCCAAACAAGCAATATCATTGGACTATGTATAACGGCACAAAAGTATTGCAAAGCGGAGACTTCAAGACGGTTGGTAGAGTAAGATGGATGGGTACTTTCTCTTCTAAGGAACCACGTAATTTCAGAGACTTGGGTGGATATGGCATCAAGTATGGTAGGCTTTATCGCTCTGAAAACCCAGATTCTGTTGAGGTTGAATCTGCTGACCACAAGTACTTGAGAGACCAACTTAAGATTACTGTACAAGTAAACTTACGTTCGTCTTCAGAACCAGCAAGAACTGATTTGTTTGAAAAGACATATCAATATAATATTCCAGCTTATTCAGAAGTTTTCACTTGTTCATCAACAAGTAAAGCAAATTTCAAAAACGCATTCAATGCAATTGTAAATGAACTTTCTAATGGCAAAAACGTTCTTTTCAACTGTTGGCAAGGATGCGATAGAACTGGTACAATGGCTTGGATGATACAAGGACTTTGCGGTATGCCACTTGGATACTGTGAAGGACATTGGGAGTTGTCGGGTCTCGACCGTTGCGGAAACTCAAAGATTTGGAATTGGGAGGAAAGCTCTAATGGAGAACTTAGAACATTCATAACCAAACTTCAAGCCAAGATAAAAGATACATCAAAACGTAACGATTCGTATACTTTGGCTTATTATTTGGCTAAGACTATCCTTGGAATTACTGATGACAAAATAAATAAATTGAGAGAGTTATTATTGGAATAGAAAAAGGCTGTGATATACAATTTGGCACCAGTTAGGTAAAAAAATCTGACTGATGCCATTTTTTTTGGAGATTCTAAAATATTTATAGATAAATAATGTGAATAGTCTGAGTAAAATCTGATTTTACTCAGACTTTTTTTTTGTAAAAAAAAAACTATAAATATGTTATATCTAAAATTATTTCAAACGGAACAAGAAAAACAAGCGTGTACAGAGACACAAGAATATGTGTCATATACGGTAGAAAATGATGAGATAAATATTATGAATCTTCCCTTTTTCTGCAAATTAACATTGTACAATGGTGAAGTGGTTGAAATCGAAGGAAGTGGAGAATTGACATCAGCAATGACAAACCAATATTCAGCAACAACAGTTAGTGCTGAAATTGGTGAATTATGTACAAGTATTGGTCTGAATGCTTTCTCTCATTGTAATGGATTAACAAGTGTAACAATAGGAAATAGTGTTACAAGTATTAGTAATAGTGCTTTCTATTATTGTAGTGGTTTAACAAGTGTAACAATAGGTAGTGGTGTTACAAGTATTGGTCTGAATGTTTTCCATCATTGTAGTAAATTAACAAGTATTACATCATTAGCAACTACAGCACCAACAATATATTTCAATACATTCCAAAATGTAAAGTCTAATGGTACATTAACAGTTCCAAGTGGTAGTAGCGGATATGACGTATGGATGGGAACTGGAGATTATTATTTAGGAAAATATAATTGGGCAAAAGTAGAACAATAGCATAAACACAATAAAAGCCAAATACAAGCAATATACTGCAAGTATTTGGCTTTTATTGTTTTTAATTTACTTAACTATTGCCAAATTGCATATCATTAATTAAAGTGGAGTATCGGGGTCTTCTGGGTCTATATCATTTGCTGAATAAAAAAATCTCTTTCCAATAATATTACTTGCTTGCATTGTTCCTCTAAATTCTGACGGGTTAACCCTAAAACCAGTCAATTGTGGTGGCACAATATGATATTCATCTTTATATTTAAAACTAAATGTTTGAGGTGGAAATGCATTACTACCATTAAGATATAAATATTGAACTTGTATTGTGTATGTATTTCTACTATAAACCACATCTATTACCAAATCATTAGGTGGCATTGTACCAGTTACACTCTCTATGGATGGTGTGTGTCCCTCTATTGCTGGAGGGGTTACAGTATATGTACTTCCATTCTTATATTTTCTCACAAATGATGGTGGTGGTGTTATTCCAATGTCTTCTTCCATAGAAAAATTAATAGTTAATGTAAATTCACTTTTGATACAGACCTTTTCTTCTGTTTTACAATAACTAATATTTGGTAAAATAACATCATTTCCCCCAATATAATTGTCATATTCGTTACGATTATTAAATAATTTTAAATGTTTCATAATAATAAAATTATAAATATGTTATATTAAATTAAATTTGTATCTGTTTTTTTGTCTTATTTTCTCTGAACAATCCAATTGATTGGTACACCATTGTCACCTTGTATTTCCCACGTTGCATTTTTGCTTTTCACGAACACACCGTTTGGATAAACATTTTTAACCCAACCACCTAATCCGCTTGTAACACCTTGTGTTGCAAGCATTGTAATATGCTTGAGATTGGTGCAGTTCTTAAACATGTCCACATAGCACATACTATCCAATTTATCAGCATGTAGTATTGGTGTTCTTTCAAGTGATGTGCAACCAGCGAACATACTTAAATAGCACATACCTTCCATTGTTGTTGCTGGTAGTTGTGGTGCTTTTTTCAACAATGTTGCCTCTTGAAACATTGACATATACATACAAAAGCATGTCTTTGAAGGTAAAATCAGATTTTCTGCACTAACCAAATTTGAACCTTTGAAAATCTCATAATAAGTGTACATTGAACTGTTCAAAATTGGAATTAATTTTTCTGAATTATTGAAATCATCCTCAAGGAACAATGACATTATATTTCCATTGATTTCAAACAAGGCAGTACCTCCGATAAATTTACCTATTCCCAATTGTTTCATAACTGCAACATTGTCGGTATAATCTGTTTGCATTTGTCCTTTCAATCTAATTGAATCATTAGCATTTACATTCAGATTTAGATTGTTTGTCGGTTCTTGCCACTCACCGTCATTTATTGAATATGATACTGCGTTTGATATGCCTTCATCCAATTCTTCGTTAGCTTCAAATACAAATGTTCCATCGGTTAAAGCAACTACTGTGAAATAATCTTTCGAATAGTCATGCTTGTTTTTCTTCAAATACGTTTGTTCATTTTCAATTACAAATGAAATGTGGTTATATTCAAATTCAGTAGGTTGCTCTGAATTTGTAGAAAAAAGTCGTAAATGCCTCATATTAAATATATTTTTTATTATGTTATATATCCACAACAACTTTTTCTGGATAACCTCTAGTAAAATCATAGTTTTCAACTTCTTCTATTGTTTGCAATTGTCTTACATTCATTATATGTCTGTTGGTAACATTAAAAGCACCGATAGCATATAATTCAAGTGCATTCAAAAACTCTTTGATTGTCTGAATTGGTAAAGTCATTGGGATTCCTTCAAACCAAACAGTATATTCAGTTCCACCGTTTTTTTCTGTCACATCAATTGCATGTAACAAAGCAACTCTTGTGTTTCTATCTATCCAACCACTTACACCGTTGATTGTAAATGAATTTACATTTTCAGATATGTCATATTCATTGATTTCGGAAATCTTGGTTTCTATCACATCTTGCAATGTTGGAACATATGGTTGTGGTGTAGGCTGAATATATTCTTGATAGCCAGCCGCAAGTAATTGTTCTTCTGTTGGATTAAAAATGCGCATATCATCCAAGATGATGCTGTTTTCGGCAAATACCATTTTGCCATCTACAATTTTATAATATGTTTTCATTTGATAAATTAAATTTACTTATTTAGACATTAAGTTGGAATTACTAGTGCGTGACCATTCGGATAATCTGCCCATTCATCCGAACTACCAAAGTCTTCTTGCCATTCCGTTCCACCAATGGCATATGTTATTGATGCAGCCGCAGTGTATTGTGTTACAAAATCTGCCAATATGTTTTGATAAACATATAAACGCCTTATATATGTTGCTGTAAATGTTGAAAATGTAGGAACTGCTGTACTTCTCATGATTACCGTAACAGTTTTTGCTGTTGTGTTTCCTCTGCCTGGATAGAAATAAGAACCAGTAACATTACCTAAGTCAATTAATTCCAAGGGTTTACTGACTCCAGAAAAACTGCTATTTACTATTGTTTGACAATTTGGCAAATATATTTTTCTTCTACCTATTCCCCCAAAAGGTGCTCCTTGATTTGATTGTGTAGTTCCACTTGCTAATGTAGTAATGCTAGGGAATATCAATTCATTAGGTAAATTTGTACAACCACTGAAACAACTTCTACCTAATTTTGTAATATATGTGGTATCAAGCCAATTGAAATCAAGTTTTCCACAACCATTAAACTCATCTGGTCTAAAACCAGTAACTGCTGTTGCTGATGGTGGATTTGTTATTGACTCCAAGTTTCTACAATTTTCAAATGTACTACCAAGAAAATAATCATTGGTTGACGTTGGAAATTTCAAATTACTACTCCACCTCACCGTTTTCAGATTAGTACAACCTTGACAAAATGATGAACCAACAAGAGTTACACTATCAGGTATTGTTAATGATGTAAGTGATGTACAGCCACAGAAGCACCCCTTGCCATAAGTATATCCGCTTGTCATGGCAGTTACCGTGGATGGGATTGTTATAGCAGTTAGTGCTGAGTTGTTATAAAAACCATATCCAGTCCCATTCCCAATATAAGTCAGTCTTGTGAACTTTGTGAAATCTGAAAAATCAACAATATTTTGGTTGTTTGCAAATTCATTTGTGATATAAATGATGCTTTCAATCTGTCTTTTAAGAATCTTGCCATCAACACCACCAATTCTAACAGAATTTCTTCTTTTTCCAATGCCAGAAGTTCCACCGTTTCTGTTACCAAATTTGGTGATGCATATTTGAGTTACCGCAGTGTCAATGAAATTAGCCTCTTCTGCTGTGTCTTCTGTGCCATCAAACAATGTCCATCCTTCTCTAATCCCACTTGTTGAAACACGCCACCAAGTTGCATTTGGATTTCTCCAAAATTCACCACCGTTGGTTTGTACATTACTAACCCAATTAATTAAACAGTTTGAAGCAGAAATATCTGTTGCCAAAAGTTTTATGTATGACAAATTTGTACAACCAGAAAACATGTTAGCACAAGAATAGTTAGGTAATACTTCTGTGGGTATTGTTGGACTTGCTGTTAGTTTTGTGCAACCCATAAACATTCTATAATAACAATAACTTGTCATATTTGGTGGTAATATCAACTCTTTTGCTGATGTCAGATTTGTGCTTCCACTGAATAATGAGCCAAAAGTATATGTTGTTCCAGTATATAGTTGTGTTGTTTCATCTGCTGTTACACCACTTAACATTGTCATAATGCAACCTCTTGTGTTGAATTTACCACTACCCTTGATATTTGTTGAATCATTAATGCTAGTAGAACCGTGGTTAGTACGAATTCCTTTACCTCTTAACAATACGGTTTGTCCGTGATTAATCGATGGGGTTGTTATTGTTACTCTTGTAGAACTACTGTTGTTTATTTTTGTCCAAGTCTTTCCTTGGTCAGTTGAATATTCAAGGTACTTGAAATCTGATGTTGTAACCGCACTACCAATTGTTATTGTAAACGTAACATTATCATCTTCTGCCATCAAGCAAAAATACTTGGTATGTTTGATTGTACCATTTGGTGTGAATCTTCTTATATATAAACTCATATTTTTGCTTTTATTATTTATTCCGTTATTATTGTCCACCCATTCGGGACACCACTTGTACCTCTTGTTGTCCAAGTGGCATCCTTGTTTTTGACGAATGTTCCGTTGGTTGAAACTCCAGTTACCCAATATGCCAATGCTCTTTCGCCTGGTGATGAAATTGTCTGTTCGGTAATTTCCGTAGCCAACATCTTTATGTAGTTTAGTTTTGTACAACCATTGAACATGTTCTTGTAACTTCCTTGATACAATACAAGGGCTTGCAGCAATGGTGCTGATACAAGTTCCTTGCAACCTTTGAACATAGAATTGAAACAGTCCTTTGTTGCGTTTGGCGGCATAATCAACTTGTCTGCATGTGTTATTTTTGTTCCTTCGAATAGCGTTCTAAATGAATAGTCTGTGGATTCGTCAAGTCTTGTGTCCTTGTCGGAAAACTCACCTTTCAATAGAGCCATCAATACACCACTGACACTGAATTTCTTGTCATTGTTCTTTATTTGGGAATAGTAGGCGTTACTTGTGTAGTAGTTACCCATTTGCCTTCCTACCCCTTTCATAATAACACTTTGACCAGTATTGATTGGTGGCATAGAAAATGTAACTTTTTGGTTATTGACATTGTAAACTCTTGTCCAATTTTCACCTTCATCCACAGAATATTCAACATACAAGTAATCACTAGTTGTTACAGAACTACCAATTGTTAAAGTAAATACACAGTTATCTTCTTCTGCGGTTAAACGGAAGTAGTTTGTATGAATTACTTTAACATTTGGTAGAAATCTTCTTAATCTGTCCATTTCAGATTATATAATTTTTTAAGAATTTAATTGTGATAATCTAGCCTCAATGTAATCATATACACATTTTGCTGATGGGTATTGTACATCGCTACTGTTTTGGTCAATAGTGGTTACTTTGTTGGAAATATCTTCCTTCTGTGCTAATACAGATTCATCAGCACCGATGATTGACATATCTTCTGTTAAATAAGTTGCAAGATTGTCAACAATTGAAATTGTATAAGTCTTTTCTGGTTCAACAACAAGTTCAAATACCCACTTAACACTTGCTGGTAAACTCAATGTTGTTGCACTCAATGGTGATGTGAATGAAAACAAGTATTCGTTTACAATGGTATTGTCTGTTGGTGTTGCCAAATTCAATGTCAATGTAGATACGCTACCCCATACATGCATTTCGTTAGGTGGTAATGTGAATGTTGTTCCAGTTGTCCCATGATTTATAACCTTAACCTTGTCAGCCTTGTTATCCATTGCTGTGGTAACGGCTGATATTGTTGTTTCAACTGAATTAAATGCTTGTGCAACACTTTGGCTACCACTTACATTTGACGCTCCAGTCAATGATGCTGGATATGTTACTGATGTGTAAGAACCTACATTGATGCTGCTGCCACTTGCAGTCAATGCTGCAACTTTATTTGTAATTGTTGCGGCTGTACCATTGAGTGTGATGCTTGAAATAGAACCCGAATTGTTTTGAAGTGCAGTATCAAGCAATACAGTTGCATCATAAACTGATGTTGCGGCACTTATGTATTTTGCTGATGATGGTGCAACATATTTGATGTTATCATTTGAATCAATTGTACCAGCAGCATTACCCAATGCTTTGATAGCCTTTTCTGTAACCAATTCATCATTCAACACCTCTTGTGTTAATGCTGAAATTGTTGTTTCAACAGCACTAAATGCTTGATTAATAGTTTGATTTCCGCTAATTGGTGTTGCGCCACTCAAAACACTTGGATATTCAATTGAAGTATATGTACCAACATTTATGTTATTGCCACTAATTCCAACATTAGCAACTTTATTTGTAATAGTTGCATCAACGCCATTAACATTAACTCCGCTAATGCTGTTTTGTGAAGAACTTGCTATATTAGATATTGCAGAATCCAATAAACTATCGGCATCATATAAAGATGTAGCACCACTTATGTAATTTGCTGTTGTATCTGTAACATAAGCAATTTCATTATTTTCATCAATCAAACCAGCATTAGTTGCAATATCAATTATTGATTTTGTTGTAACCAATTCGTTGTCAATTACTTCATTTGTTAATGCAGAAATTGTTGTTTCAACATTATGGAATGCTTCTGTGACTGTTTGACCGCTTTCAACATTTACAGAACCGCTAAATGATTGTGGATAAGCAACTTCTTGATAACCATTTTCAATTGTAACAGCACTACTAAGATGTGTATGGTCAATGTCTGCTTTTCCACTGATGTCTGTTTCTGTTTGATTTGTCCATAACCTTATTTCACCATCCTTGAAATAATAACAAGGTTTGTCTTGGAATAATACAATCCTATATGTATCATAAGCCTTTCCAATTAATTTATATATATAACCATCCTCTGTAGTTGGAAGGGTTTGTGATATTGGATGACCACCTTCTTTTAATTTTACACTACCATCTGCTTGAGGAACACACACAAGATACACATCTGTATATGCACTTAATGTTGTGCCTTCATTGAAAGCATATCTAAAGTCTATTGGTGAATAATATTGAGTCAAAAGAGTTGCATTTGCTGGAGTTGCTTCTGCGGACACGGTTGTTATTGTACTATAATAATATACTTGACCAAATGGGTCGAAACTTTCTGTTGTTAATGTTTTTTCTGTTCCCGTGTTATTAGGAACGGCATTGACTGGTGACAAATGTGTTTCGTCCTTGGTTAAAAGTATCATATACCGATATAACTTAGTTGAAACTTTTATACAAGGATAATAATATGATATATTATACCCATTTGTATTACTATCATAACCATAAAACATGTCCCAACAACCACCTTCAATTCTTGTTTCATTATATATAAACAACATAGTATATGCTGAACCGAATACGGTGGTAGTTCTAGTTGCTACTCCCATTGTGCTATAAACGGGTTTTGCTCCAAGGCCATTAATATTCAAAGTATATCCATTTGTACTTGACACAACACCATTTGTCAACAAACAGCAAACGCCATCGCGCAATTCTGTAATACCATCAATTTGTGCAGTAAACGCAGTAGATGTTGATGTTGAATCCACTTTACCCATTGGTATTGATACAGCCATTTTTGCTGGACCGCCTGGAGTTGTTTGTGATTCAGCATAATTGATAGTTGATATTTTTGAATCAAGAATATCATCAGCATTCGCCAATGATGTTGCAGCACTGATATAGTGAGCATTTTCATTAACATTATATTTTATTTCATTATTGGAATCGATTGTTCCAGCGGCTTCGGCAATTGCTTTTGAAATCTTTTCTGTTGCGAATTCGTCATCAAAAACTATTTGAGTTAAAGCAGAAACAGTATTTTCAACAGAATTAAAAGCATCTGCAATGGTTTGACTACCACTTACATTGGTTGCTGCACTGAATTCACTTGGATATTCAACAGATGTGTAAGTGCCGACATTTGTATCACTACCACTGATAGTAACACTAGCAACTTTGTCGGTTACTGTACCATTAATTCCATTAACATTAACTCCGCTAATACTGTTCTGTGCTGATGCTGATATGTTATATATTGCTGAATCAAGAATATTATCTGCATCATATAAAGAAGTTGCACCGCTAATATAATTGGCATTGGCATTTGCAACATATGAAATTTCATCATTGTCATCAAGACCAGCAGCTTCTGCTAATTGTGTTATAGCTTCTGAAATAGTCTTTTCATCTTTAATTATAGAATCAGTCAATGCAGAAATAGTTGTCTCAACTGAATTAAATGCTTCTGCAATTGTCTGACTACCGCTAACATTAACAGCACTGATGAATTCTTCTGGATATTCAACTTGTGTATATGTACCTACGTTCTCATCACTACCACTGATTGTAACAGAGGCAATGTTGTTTTCAACGGTTGCACTAACACTATTTACATTAATTCCTTTGATTGATTTACCAATATTAAATGTAACTATTTCATCTTCACTGTTTTTAAGTGAAATAGTTTCATTTCCTTTGGCATAATTAATTGCCAACTCACCGTATTTAAGGTTTGATGGCTGTGGCAATTTTGGCTCGTTATTGACCAATTGGTTACTTCTAACGTGCAATAAATGTCTGTTTCCCATTTTTTAACTAAAAAGTTTTTTTTAATTTTTTTTATTTCTATAACAATAGTTTTTATACTAATATTATTACTATTAGCACATTTTTAAATAAATATCTTGGTAAAAATAAAAAAGAAAACAATGATATACAATTTTGGTATCAGTTGAGTAATTTAATTTACTTACTGATACCAAAAATTTTTTTATAAATAGCTCAATGGGTTATAAAAAAAAGAATTGGGTGACTTTTTATTCATCCAATTCCTTTAATCTATTAATTGCAAATTCACATTGGTTTTTTGATATTTCACTTCCAATAAAGTCAAGATTTCTCTTCTTGCACGAAACGGCAGTAGTTCCGCTTCCTATGAATGGGTCGTACACAACCCAACCATCCCTTGTGTATATATCAAGAAGCTTATCACAAAGTTCACTGCTGTATGTAGCTTGGTTATAAGGGCATTTGCCATCATTGTTAGCTGCTTCTACGAAATTATATGAAACCTCATAGTATTGTTGATTTGTTTTCTGATTTATGGACTTTACTCGTCTGTTGTTCACATAAGTGTTCATCTCGTTCTTTCTTGCAAAGACAAACACGAATTCCCAATTTCTACTTAATCTTTTTCCATTGGCTGGAAAAGGAAGCCCACATTTCTTCTTCCAAATTATAGTATCTATTACATCAAAATTGGTGTTCCTCACTATTTCAGTCACCAATTTATAGGGTAATGATGGGTTTTCTATCGAATACGAGAAATTGTATATAACAACCCTATTCTCATTCAATATTTGGTCGAACTTGTTGAACAAGTTTATTGACCAATCTATATATTCCTCTTCTGTTTTCCAATCAACGTAGACATCATATCTTCCAGTGTCCGCATATCCACCCTTTCTGTGTGTCATATTATATGGTGGAGAAGTCAATATTGTATCAACCTTTATGTTTTCTGAAATCATTCTGTCCATCGTGGCAAAACAGTCCTCATTGCATATGCTTCCGTTCATTTTTCTTCATTTTCATTTAAAAATTCAAGTTCATCAGAATTGTATTCAGCTATTATTTTACCATTACAATCCAATCTTGAATATATAATAGGATAAAGAAGCTTAACTTCTATTATTTGTCCAGTTTCAATTACTTTTGCTTTCATTTGCATATAATATTTTTGATATTCCAATCTTCAACATCTGCTGACAGAATATCTAATTTTGATTCAAGTCTTTCAACTCGTTCGATTAAATTATCGATTGTTTTAACCAAATCATCATATTTGTCATTCAATTTCCTTTGTTCTTCCTTTTTGTTTGCTTGCTTGAAAGCACGGCTTTCCAAAATATTAATATATTCATTAAGCTTTGTCTTTGTTGAACATTCTGATGGTTTTTGATTTTTTTCCATATACATAACATTAATCAAATATTAAAATATAAAAAAAAAATAACAAAACAAAAAATATTTTAACATTTTTTTATATTTTCAAATGAAAAATAAATGTTTTATTATACTTTTTTAAAATCTAATATATTTATTATTAAAAAAATAATCAAATAGTTAATCTATTTTTAGAACATTTATGAAAAATATAAGAAGTAAGTATGTAAAGGATTCCTTACTCGATTACGCATCTTTGACAAAATCACTCAAGGAAAATACAACAGATGCCGTGAGAGATTTGCTTGGTGAAGCTGTAAGGGATACTTATAATAAAATCTTGTCAGAGTCAGAGGATGACTATGACGAAGAAGAGATGGAAGATACTGATTCTGAAAATGATTTCAATGACACTGAAAGTGATGATTCTTCAACAGAGGAAACACAAACGGAAGTCACACCAGACGGTGCAGTTCAGAAGACTACACAAGGTTCTGACGGTGAGGGTAATGAATGGAGTGAATTTGAAAAGTACAAGGTTTCAGACGACCAGTATGATTTCTCTAATGCGGAAGACGAGGAAATCGTGAGAGCATACAAGCTTATGAAGGATGAAGACCAACTTATTGTAACAAAGGATGGAGACAAGATTCACCTTCAAGACAATGAAACTGGCGCAGACTACATAATCGACCTTCAATCAGTACCAGCAGAACAAGAAGGTGATGACGATACTCTTGTAGATGATACAGAGGAAAAGGTTACAACCGATACTGATGATTTTGGTGATGATGACATCGATATGACTGATGAAGCTTCATCTAACACAGTGGAAGATACTGAAGATGACGGAGATTCTGAAAGCTACAACGGACTTGATTTCAAGGATTATCCAGATGATTTTGATTCAGATGATGATACTGATGATGATTCTTGGGATGATGAAGATGGTGGTTTCGGTGATGATGATTCTGATGAAGACGATTATGATGATGAAAATGAAGATGATAAAAATATGAATGAACAAAGAATTTTTGAAATAGCGTTGAACGAATATGATTCAAACGTGGGATACACTGACAACTATCAGAAGAAAGATGTCATGACAAATCCAGGAATGTCGGAGCCAGCAAAGAGTAGTTCTACAAATGATTGGGATAAGGGTATCCCTCACGGAACAGAAAAGCCTTGGAGTGGAAAGAAGGGCGATAAGAAGGAAAATCAGCCATTCCACGGAGAAAAGGGTACTACAATCGAGGAAGAATTCGATGAATGTGGTGACATGTTCGAGGAAGAAGATGGAGATTACGGAACAGTTGATGAAACTTCATTTGGTGGTGAATTGAACGAATTGAAGACCAATGCAGAACACGCTAACAATGGCAGCACAAGTCGTACTGATGGTCCAAACAACCCAAGACGTAGAAAGGCAAGAAGTTTCCATACAGCACAGAACGGTCAAGAAACTGGTACAGCAACAAATGCGTATGCCCCAACAAACGAATCAATCAGAAGGAAGGCAAATCAAATCTTCAAGGAAAACCAACAGTTGAAGAAGATTTTGAACGACTTCAGAACTACTTTGAATGAAGCTGCCGTAACAAATGTTAATCTTGGAAAGATTATCAAGCTCATTTCCGAAAACACAACAACTTCGGATGAGAAGAGAGAGATTATTTCAAGGTTCGGCAAGGAAGCAAAGACTATTGGTGCTTCAAATGCACTTTATGAATCAATTTCTAATGAGTTGAAGAAGAAGGGCAAGATGAACATCAACGAAGACAAGCAGTTTACTGCAAACTCTTCAAAAATGATTAATGAGACTGAAATCTACAAGTCAAAGGACTTGATGGAGTCTCTCGGTTTGATGCATAAGATATGCAAATTGTAAACCAAAACAAAGACAATAATTTAAAATAATACAAATAAGAAATTAATATGAGAGAATTTTTAACTAGCGGACAAGTCGGTACTATCGAATTGAACGAACAGAAGAGAATTCGTGAAAGCATCCAAAAGCGTTGGGATTCGCTCGGATTCACAGAGGGTCTTGAGGGAACAATCAAGGAAAACCTTGCAACACTTTTCGAAAATGAGGCAAAGCACTTGCTTTCAGAAGCAACTGCATCTGACAACAGTGGTTCTTTCGAAACCGTAGTATTCCCTATAATTCGTAGAGTATTTAGCAGATTACTTGCAAATGACATTGTATCTGTACAAGCAATGAACCTTCCAGTAGGTAAGTTGTTCTTCATCTTGCCAGTAACCTCCACAAGAGAGTGGTTTGATGCAAGTGGTAACACTCTTGCTCCAGGCGCTGACCTTGAGGATGGTGTACAAGGTGCACACAAGGGTCTTATGGGATATGACCGTGTTAACCGCAACAAGCAAGGTGTAATTGAACCAAGATATTACTTGCCAGATGAGGTTGTAAACACTGTAGAAAATGTATGGACAGTACTCGGAAGTGAGGAAGAATACGCAACATACAAGGAAGCTTTGAGCGCAGCAACTGAACAAGGTTTGCCATCGTCAGCAGTACGTAAGGCTGGACCAGAAGTTGTTCACTACTTCGAAAAGAGCCTTTATGACCTTTTCTATGATGACTTCCTTTATGACAATTCAAAGGGTAAGGTTACTATCCGTGTCGGCAATGCTAACCCAGCATTCTTGACACCAATGGGTATGACTGAAATCACAAGAGATGGCTCAAAGGCACAATTCTTTGGTGACTTCCCTATCAAGAACGGAGCTGACGGAACTGTAAGAAACGTTGTTCTTGCTGTTGATGGCTTCTCTTCTTTCAACGCATCGAAGTTGACTGGTCCTGACGGAAACGAAATGGACACTGAAGCTTTCTTGGCTTCTTTGAAGGTTATCACTACAAAGGCCATTCCTTCTTCAAGTGGTGACAGTGGTGTTGAAACTACATCATTTATGAAGCACGAATCTGTACCTTTCCGTGTTGCTACACAGAAGTATGGTAAGGGTATCGTAGAATACAGCAACCCTTGCGATGCACAAGGTAAGATTTATCTTGAACTTGACTTGGCTAAACCTTGCAAGACACAAGCTGGTACTATCGATGGTTACATCGGTGTAGACTTTGAAACATTCTCTGGTGAGACTGTTGACTTGTTCCAAGTAGCTTGGGCACAATACGACTCACTTGAACTTGAAACTGAAATCGGTGAAGTTTCTTTCAAGCTTGACTCTGTAACAGTTTCAGTTGAAGAAAGAAAGTTGCGTGCAACTTGGTCACCAGAACTCGCACAAGACGTTAGTGCTTTCCACAACATTGACGCAGAAAGCGAATTGACATCTATCTTGTCTGAACAAATCGCAGCAGAAATCGACCGTGAAATCCTCCGTGATTTGCGTAAGGTTGCTCCTTGGCAAGCTCGTTGGGATGTGAATGGTTGGAGAAGAATGGCAGCATTCTCTACTAACTATACACAGAAGGACTGGAACCAAGAGTTGTTCACAAAGATTAACCAAATCTCTGCTCAAATCCACAAGGCTACACTTCGTGGTGGTGCAAACTTCATCGTTGTATCTTCTGAAATTTCAGCATTGTTCGATAACCTCGAATTCTTCCACGTAAGTGACGCTTCTGCTGAACAAGACGAATACAACATGGGTATCGAAAAGATTGGTTCACTTTCTAACAGATACCAAGTATATCGTGACCCATATTCACCATATTGGTCAATCATTATCGGTCACAAGGGTAAATCATTGCTCGACACTGGTTACATCTATGCACCATACGTGCCAATGCAATTGACTCCAACAATGTTTAACCCATTCAACTTTGCACCAATCAAGGGTATTATGACAAGGTATGCGAAGAAGGTTGTTAATAACCGTTACTATGGACACGTTCGCGTAGATGGTCTCGTACATTGGAGCACAGCAGAGTTCAGATAATTCTGAAAATCAACAATTTAAATAAAAAATATCAAGTCCAAAAGACTTGATATTTTTTTGATAATTTCACAATCCTTTTGAGTTTGTATTTTTAATAGGTTTTAATTTTTTAATATAAAATAAAAAAGGACAGCCATTTTAATGGTTGCCCTTTTTTTGTTTTATTGTTTTTCGCGCTTGAATATATATTGTTCGCTATGCTCATCTATTGTTGACATAGTGACTAATTCCCAACCATATTCACTTTCTTGTTTCAAAAACTTACTTGGTGAACCAGTTTTTATCCCAAGTGCACTATCCGAATAGACCCATTCGTGTGTATTATAAGTGCGAGGAACAAGGTAAGCATAAACTACAATTGTTTTGTATTCAAATTCTTTTGGTTTAATTGGATAATTGTTTTGAGGTATATATTCTTTCGTATATTTACCTGTAGTCCAATTAACCCCAATTTGAATTTCCTTAATAACTTGTCCTTTGTAGCGTATTTCTATAATTCTGCAAGGGCAATCATCATGCAACTCATAAGTTGTTGCAGTTAAATCATTAATGTCTTCTGTTGTAATCATAATTCTATCTTAAAATAATATTTGTTATCACGTTCAATAATAAATTCCCAACCTTCTTGACCCATTTTATTCAAAAAGGCTTCTTATTCGTCATATCCCATATATTTGGTATGAACAACCTTGTATTCAAATTGCTTTGTCATAATTTTTTTATTTTATATTATACCTATAGAATTATTATATTTCCTCTCATAGTAAGCCCCATACTTTCTCTAAGGTCTTCAATAGAAGGTTTTGCTGAATCGCAACATTCGTAATACGGACAATAAACGCAATGTTTGTATTCTAACCCTTTTGGATATTTACATCCTTTACTCATTTTTTTTATGTTACAGATTCAACAATTTTTTACTAAGTATTTTTTTACAATTAGCGATTTGACTTTTCAATTCAGACTTTCTATCATTTGCCCACTTGTCAAGTGCATTTTGTAAAGCATTTTCTTCGAGCCATTCAATTGGCATTTTCACTTGCCCAATACAATATTGGCTTTCATTGTAATAATTGAACCAAATAAAAGTATCGTGAATTGATATGAAATCAAGAGTTCCACGTCTGCTATAATCATAGTTCTTTATGCTACTGTAAAAAAATTCTGTATCACATAATTCTCCTACAAATATGTCATAAAAAGAGTCAATGATATATTTGCATGTATCATTGATTTCTTTTTTCTGTTTACTAACTTTAATCATCAAATTAGTAACAGACCTTGTTTCATCAATAATTGCTTGACGTTTATCGTTTACCATAATCAAATGCTATTCTAAATTAAACATATCTTTTTTCCCATTTGAAACCGTAAGATGATTTGCGAAGGTTTTTGCAGCAGTTATCAATATGCTTTCTGTTGTAACCAGTTTTGGATTCAATATCCTTGATTGATGACCAAGCACGAACAAAATTGCCCTTCAAATCGTATTGGAAAATCTTCAGCTTCTTGTCCAAATTAGCCCTAGGGTTTCTTGGAGTAACAGATGGTTTCGGTAGTTCTGCCTTCTTGATTTTAAGCCAAGCAAGTCTGTCACATTTCTTGACATTTGGGTATTCGCTCCATTCAAGATTGATAGCCCTATTGTCTGACAAATCGTTATTAAGATGAATAACGTATGGAAGGTTGTTTGGGTTTGGGATAAAATGCTGTGCCACCAACTTGTGGATTGGCTGCATGGACACATCTTCACCATTTGCCAATCTGACAAGATAATAACCAATTGTGGTTGGTATCAAATGCTTCTTTTCTTTCGTCTTGATGTTTCTCACTGTTCCGTAATTGGATACTTGGTACAGCCCTTCATATCCTTCAATGTCTTTCCAAATCAATGCCATATTTAGTTGTGTTTAATATGTTCTTATTATATATAAAAAATGTGATAAATCAAAGAAAATCAGCACTTATAAACATATTCTTCCTTAATCAATTTTTTACAGTTTGCCAATTGTTCACTTAATCGTTTTCTGTCTTCCTCGATTTCATTTTTTTTAGATTTAGCCCATTCGTCCACTTCTGTCTTGATAGCATTCGGTTCAAACCATTTCAATGGGATATGTAGAGTACCAATACATTTATTGTAACTGTAACTATCACAAAGTTCAAACAATATTGTTTGAGGGCCAATTTTCTTACAATGTCCTAAAACTTTGCGTTTAGGGTTATATTCGCTTGTTAGAATTTTGCTGTTGAAATATTGACTATCCCCCAATTCTGTAACAAAAACATTATAAAATGAATCAAGCACTTGTTCACAATTAAGTTTGAGAGATTGTTCATAACCGTTCAACTCACTTCGTAACGATGTAATATTGGAATATAATGCCAATATATCATCTTTTTTTGGTAAAACTGTCATAATATTTAATTTTTAACGTGATAAATTGCATATTCTTTCATAAACTCTCTACCCATTTATAAAATTCTTCCTCAAAAATGTCAAATTCTTGAATGAACTCGTCAACGGCAAAATCAAGTTCTGCTAGCTTCTTAAAATCATTTAGAATAACAACATTACGGTTGACACAAATATTTGGAAGATATGTCCTTGACAAATATAAACCATCAACTTGCATATCAGCGTCACGATAAGTAAATCCCATGTAGCTTGTTTTTGGTAGTGATACCGCTTTGTCGTAAAGTATGTTTGATTCTTGAAGTTCTTTCGCAATGCTAACAACAGCTTGAATCCTTTCTTTGTATTTATCCATCTTTGCAAGGATTTCGTTTTTATGCTTGTCGTACTCTGCTTTCAATTTTTGAATTTTATTCAAAGCATTGTTCTTCTTTTGTTCTGTGGTTAGTGTTGTTACCATAATGTTACTCCTTTTTATAAATCATTAACGTGGCTATAAACGATGTTCTCAAACGTATAAAATGCATCCAAAAACTCTTTTACAAACTTTTCAAGTTTTGATGGTTCATTTTCTGGAAAAGAAGATTCGTTTGCAATAGTACCGTCTGATTGAACAAGGTGGAAGTTGTTATACATTAAACCTTCAATACATTCTTTATTACTATATGTTGTCTTCTTAAATCTCATCCTATCGCTTGTCGGCAATGGAAATTGATGTGACAACAATGCGTTACCAATGTTAATTAATGCCTTAATATTATCTGCTAAAGAGGCTATTTTATTCAAAGCATCTTTACGTCTTTGATTACGTTTGATAGCAGCGTTATCTATTTGGCTTAAAGCTATCTTCATCTTTTCTTCAATGTTGTCCATAATTTTATTTTTTTTATAATTTATCAATATAATCGTAAACACTCTTTTCAAACTTGTCAAGTTCAAGCAAGAAATTATCAACGAAATTATTAAGTGTCTTGAAGTCGTTATTAGAAATACTATGTGCTGTGGCTACATAACCATCCTTGGTGATAATGTGAAAATTGTTATATATTAAAGAATCAATACAGCCTTTATCAGCATTAAATCCAATTTTATCTGTTTTAGGTAACTTATAATCGTTTTTAAGCAATGATTGCCCAACAATAATTAAAGCAGAGATATTGTCACTCTTTGCTTTAATCTTATTGAGGATTGCTATACGGTTTTGACTACGGTTTGCTACAGCTTTGTCAATTTTTGCCAACGCCTTATACATCTTCTCTTCAATCTCGTTCATAATTTTTATAGTATTTGTTTATTATAGTGCAAATATATTCATAATTCAGAGACAAACCAAATTTTTGAATGATTTTAACTATAATTTAACATTTTTTACGTGTCAAACACTATTTATTACTGTATAATGTATAATAATAGTCACGATGTTCAAGTATCCGAAGTATTTAAGGTCACTTTTCGATTATATGGAAAAGAATGGCTATACAAGTAAACCGTATCCAAAAGTTCACATAAACAATACCAAACAAAAAGAGGATTTGTTTATAACTACTGGGTATTATGATAATGAAAAGGACGAAATTGTATTGTTCGTTAACGGCAGACACCCAAAAGATGTATTAAGGACGTTTGCCCACGAACTCATACATTGGAATCAGAGAAGAAAGGGTATCTTGAATGACGATGACGGTAAAACTACAAGTCTTGATGACAAGAGGCTTGAAAAACTTGAGGCTGAAGC